AATTACCACCATTTACAAATAAGTTGAAATTTTTAAGCGTTTTCGGCATTTTGATCATTAGACATTTTCCTTATGAAGCATTGTCAACAAAAATGGTCTCAAGATAATCATTAACCAAGTGGCTGCGGAATATGATGTGTTCGGCTGGATAGTAGGCGCTAAACTTGAAATCAATATAGAGTTTGCCCAAAGCCGTTTGATCCGGTGTGTTGAGTTCAGGATCAGCCCATGCCTCACCACCAACAATAGCGCCAACGGCTACCAAATGTTGTATATAGGCATTCACAGCTATCAAAATATCGTCTATTAATGTACGGCTGATATTTTTATCCACAGCCCATCTGTGAGCATACTTAATGGAGTCATTGATAATATCCGCTGTACGGCGTACAGACAAAAACATCCACTTTTGATCCATAGCCGTGGTGTGATTACCCCACAAACGATAACCCGAATCTTGAATAATGGTGGCAACATCATGCTCATTAAGATAATTAGCACGGGAATTTTTATCCCCTAGTGCATAAGAAATCGGGCGGGCTGTGCCACTAATACCATTGATAATCTGATTTGAAGGTGAATGCCAAAAACCTTTAGAATTATCAATTTTGCTGATAAGACCCGCTACACGGGCGCTAGCAGGCTCATAAACATATTGATCTAGATCGGTACTCCAAACCATTGCTTTAGGATCAACAATATAGGTTCTTGGTGTCCCAAATTGTTCACGGTAACTAACAGCATCAACATCAGTGGTATTAGGCCCGTCAACAATAATGACCGCCTTTAGACTTTCGGCAATACCCTGCATTTCACTAACCACAGCATGATGCTGGGTGAAGCCAGGCGCACACAAAATACGGGGCATAAGCTTAACCACCGATTCAGCAGAACGGAGTGCATGAACCCCTGTGTATTCTTCAGTATCCGTGTCAACCCCACCGATCACATTGCTAATCACTTGTTGAGGGCTAAGGGATTCTTGATAGGATAAAGTATAAATATCACCTTCTTGTGGAGCTATATCATACTCATAGGCAACCGATAAGCTTTCCCCTAATTCAGGTTTAGATCCTGTAGAAACCCATTTAATATTATTATTTTCCAGGACAAAATCCCGACCTTTAAGATAGCGAATAACCCCAGATTGCACCTTAGTGATCCGAATAACATAGCTTTTGCCCAAGGCATCCGTGTCACCTGTACCACGGGTTAAAATCTCAGCATACGGTTCTGCAACGGGCAGCCATTTAATCTCATTACCAAATTGAACAAAATCATCAATAGGCTTATAAACCCAATCGCCAAAAGTCGCCTGCGTAATAGTCACCACATTATTAGCATTAGGAATGCTATCAATAGCGGTTGCACCACGGGTAATTTGAGCGGTTTCTTCAGTGGAATTCTCAACCCGAATCACCACCACCATAGCACCAGCCTGATCAAAAATACCGTCCATAGACCAAGGCAACGTACCTTTTTTACCCAACTTAGCCGCATCCGTTAAATTACCAGTAATAAGCGAGGGCGTGTTGATAGGGAACCGTTCGGGATCAGCATCAGGTGCAGTGCCAACAATACCAATAACAGAGGATCTTAATGTTTTAATAGGGCGGGGAAAAGCGTCAATCTCAACGACTTCTATCCCGTGCAAGAATATCTCACTCATTTGGAGTCTCCTTTAACAGCGGGCTTTTTAACAGCGGGCTTTTTAACAGCAGCGGGCTTATCATCCGTGGTACGTTCATTAATGAGAGATGCAGGAATGCGATCACCCTTGCGTAGGTCTCGCCCATCATTAAGAGGCAGGTTTGTTTTCAATGCGGGATTATCATCATTTTGCTTTTTGGTAGCCATTTCGCCCTCCGTGGCCTGACTAAATTAAAAAGAATTTGTTAGCCTTTAGCGGGGCATTTGGATCAATTTTGCTACAGAAGTCATATTTAATAAAACCTGCTCAGCAGTCTGTTCCGGTGTTAGCCCTTTCGCCTCATAAGGTAGTTGCACATTCTCCTGCTCCAAACCCTGCAACAACGTATTAGAAAATGATAAAAGCCCCGCTGACTTAGTTTTTAGATCGGCCATAGTATCAGCGGTATTAATCGCCTTAATTAGTTGAGCCATCCCCACCAAAAGCAAAGCCAGTGCATCCGCCGTAATACCCACTTGAGTTTGTGTATCACCCACTTCTTTGTTTAAATCAGATCGCAGCAAAGTCTTATTATTAAGCTTAATCTGTTTTTCAACAGCAGCCTTAATAACATCCTCTGGAATGCCCATTTCACGGATCCGATCCGAGTCCATAGCAATATAATGTTTGCCGTTATGTTCAAGTGTAATATTCATTTGCTTAATTTCCGTTAGTGCAATACGCCATCAGGGGTGATAATGTTTGCGCCCGTGGTAATAGCTACCGAGTAAGCGCCTGTAAGAGTGATTTCAGAAAGAGTGATCGATGCCAACTGTGAGGCAGAAAATTGACTATTAGCCCCCGAATTATCAAAAGTACAGTTGAACGCATTAATAGTAGAACAAGAACCACTAAAGATAGGCACATTAAAGCCATACAGACTGATAAGACTAATATGCCCGCTAGAAGTACCATTTAGAGCTAAAAACATACTATCAGTGCTTCCGCTATAACTGACCCGCACACCATCTGTCACCGTCACAGAACTATTTTGAATAGCCCGAATAGCTTTATCGCCCTTAATACTGATATGCCCATCTGCACCTTTAGCAGGCCAGTTAATGCCCAAACCATTGCCGCCAAAACTAACCGTTCCCTCATTTTCGACACTGGCCAAACCCCACAGCGGTTGACTTTGCACCGATGCCTTAACAACCCCAACCGTAAACGAACCCTTACGGGTATCAGTAATAAGCCCCATATTGCACACTTCTAAAGTATTGATAAAAGCATTGCTCAAAGTCCGCACCTGAATAGCCGTAAGCTTCTCTAAAGCTTCATCCAATTGAGTGTTATAAAAAACGGTGGCATCTTTTTGTAAAAATAAAGAAGCAGCATGTCTTACCATAACCGGAGCCATATAAGACGTGGGAACAGCCGAATATGCCCCGTGATAAATAGCAAAGCGAATATGAGACTCAAGATGACTAAACATAGTCGAGCCCTCCAAATAAACCGCATTCGCCTTCATGTCACAAAGTGGAACCCACACACTAAACTTGACATCACCCGACAAAAGAACCTGAGAGTTATAACAAGCCAGCGCCGCCGTTGTGCCTTTAAAATTAATATTGTTTATCACAACATTTGGACAATTTCGTAGCGTTAGCCCCGTCTCCTTGTGATCATGCGCCCCACAATTTAAAGAAGGTTGAGGGCTGCCACTACACGCTTCAGATGCTTGACCTGCGGTCGTCCCTGGAGAACAAATAACAGGCAAATTAGTAGGATTTAAATTCCAAGGCTCAAAAATAATATTAGAAATATTCGTGACAGTTTGATTATTAGAGATATGCTCACCCGAGCTGAGTTTTAAAATATTCAGCGTAGCAGGAGATAAGCGCTCAAGCGCCACAGCTAATTTAGTCGGCTCAGCCTCCGTACTGCCATCGCCCGCCCCATCAGGAGAAATAAAGAAAGTTTGGGTTTGCCCACCGTTGCTATGCTTATCTATAAGCAAATTAATCTGTTCAAAAAGCGCATTAGCGTTATTAGTAAGATTTACAACCTCAGATTCGACAGTCATTTAAGCAATCCTATGTTTAAGTTTCAAAAGATGTAATAAAGTAAAAAAATGATTAGCCGCTGAATTCAATATAGGCTCAGCCACACTTAAATTGTAGTTATCCTCACCCGTCACATTGATAGTAACCACATCCGCAGGCACAGCCTCAAGACTGAGATCCAAAGCCATTAATAATTTAAGACTTGCCGATTTCCAAGCGATCTTATTTTCAGGGTGAGAATAAACAGCAAACAACTGATCACCCGCATAAAAGCCCACCTCAGAAACCCAAAATTCAACCTCACCATCTGCCAGTGCCGTAACATGTAATTGATTACCACCCTGTATCTCACCACCAGCAATAGGAACCCGTTGCCGCTCATTTACCAAAGCCGTTGCCAAATCATCAGGAACGTATGCCCCATCACCTAAAGCTACATGAGTCAACTCCAACTGTAGTTTTGCAGCATGAGCCTCAAATACCGAAGTTAGCCCCGCCTTCGTGATCACGGGCTTAACAATATTACTCACTGGACAACCCCCTGAAAACGTAGCGAAGCACCCATGCGAACAGGTAAAACCGCCGTGCTTTCATGTAAAAAATCAACAGAAACCCTTGCAAGCTGCTTAAAAGAAAACCCCACAGCCGCAGAAACCAAAGAAATATATTTATTAGGAACAGGGGCAGCCGCTACCAAATTACTTGTTATTGCAGCAGACTTACAGCAACTTATTATCCGCATAGGTGCCACATATTCCTGAGACAAAGGCATCAACCGCATAGATTCATGCTGAAAAGCCTCAATCAAGCCCGCCGTCACCGCCGCCGGAGCCACCTTATAAACCACATCCTGAGATACCGGAACAGAATCCAACCGCAAAACAGAACCCGCATTGAGCGTAGAACCAATAACAGGTTCCAAAACCCCCTGTAAAGATTGATCAGGATTAGCCACAGCCAAGCTTAAAACCGCCTGTTGCTTAACGCCAACCCCTAAATTTAGCCCAGCAGTTTGAGCCCTTAAACCAGAATGAAGACAAAAATGACTGCGTACAGGTTTAGAAATATCGACAAAATCCCGAATATATTCCAAGAAATCCTGATCCAAAATACGCGGATTAGAACTAGGATCAGACCAAACCACCAAACAAAACGTATGCGGATCAAACGGCCCTGTAGGATGCTGTTGCCACCACTCTAAAATAGACGTATCCGGCGCACCCGCAAATTTAAGCATGTGCTTAATAGACCAAGGCGTACCCTTATGCCGATGCCACTCAATAGCCGTGGCAATTACCTCACGCTTCGTCTCAACAGACCAATCGCTTTGCCACAAATCGACATTAAAAGCCCACGCCAACCAAGGCAACAACTCAGGAGGGCAATCATAAGGTCGCCAAATCTTTTGAAAATCAATAGGAACAGCTTCAACTTGAGCGCTAATTTGCTCAATAGCCCGCTCAAGTTCAGAAGCATTAGAAGGTAAAAGAGAATTAAAAATAGACATTATTGTTAGCAGCATTCTCTATTTTTTGCCGATTAACAATTAAATCAATGGCTCGACTTAGAAGATGATTACTTAACTTAGCCGCATTTAACCTAATGCCCTTCTCCGCCTTATCCAGCGATTCTTTAGCCGCTTTCTTGCGTTCTGCACCCGACAACTCACTGCTAAATAAATCAGCTACCACACCCTCTAAATGCCCTTGAACATCCGGAGTTACCAACTTAGCAATCGCCACATTTAACGCATCAGATACATTCGCAGCCCCAAACAAAGCCGCCAAAAATACCCCAAATTGCTTAAACCACTTACTCATACATCAGTTCCTTTATTGTTAAGAGTAATTTGACTACAAAAAGCCACTTGATTCACATCAAGAACCAGCGAATCAGACAAAGATAACAACTCCACCCGCTGAACCCCCTCCTGATGTAAAGCTGCATAAATCCCCGACATCGTAATATCATGTCCCAATAAATGATTGGCATCCACATAAGCCTGAGCCGCCGCCTCAGCCAAGCTCATAACCACAACCGGATCAGGCCCTGGATAAAACCACAAATCTGCATTCAAAGTATAAAAAGTAATATCAGGCTTCTTAACCAAAACCTGATCAGTCAAAGGACGTACCTGCTCATCATTCAGCGCCGCATCCACCAAACCGACCAAAGCATCATCAGGTTCCCCATCCCCATGCACAGACAAAATAAACACCTCAACCACACCAGGGCTGGGACTATTAATGCCAATATCCTTTACATCAGGAGAAGCCGATAAACCATGAAATTTATAACTGCCAATACTACCCGCCGTGGTCAACGCCTCAACAGACAACTGAACACGCAGCTTTAACCGCGCATCATCTTCATAAATAGCAGGAGTAGGATTAACAGGATCATCAGAGGCAGGTCGAACCAATTCACGCGAAACACCATAATTAGCGCCCAACTGATCCAAATCAGAGCCTTGAGCAAAAGCCAACATGACATCGCGGGCAGCATCATTAACCCGCTGACGCAAATACAGCTCACGGTAAGCAACCACCTCAAGCAACTTATAAACAGGGTCAGCCTCAACAATTGCATCAAATTGAGGATATAAATTATAAAAATTAAGAAGCATATCGTTAAAGATAGCTTCATAATTGAGCGATTCCACCACTTGCGGGGCAGGCAATCGATCTAATTCTATGGCAGTGAGATTGGAGGAGGACATAATTCTTTAATTAAAAATAATAACAAACAGTTTAATTAAAAATAAATATCAAA